CTTGCTTGCCCTTGTCGACTTGCTTATCGATTTTACGTTTGACATTTCCTCGTGTTAGCACACAAAACGAATCCCCAGGACGGCGAAGCTCACCGTCAACCACACACTTCACCTTAGGATCTAATGGGGCGACCGTAAGTCGCGGCATAGTGTCAATAGATCCATCATGCGCTTTCAGCATCTCACAGTGAACTCGTAGTTCCTCTGCTGACACGTCAAGCATCTCCGCGACTTTATCCTCGATTCGATCACTCTCCACCTGGGCCCAAGGCGCCGCGCGGAACTCCTTCACCGTATACCAATACGGCAAATCCGGTCCATCCATGGCTTCATATTCTTTTCCCAAACAACGCAAATAACATTCACACCACTCTCGAATGAATGGCGTCTTACCATCAGTTACCAGATAAGCTGTGGCTTTATTAAAGCCACAACGTTTGATATCATCAACTGTATTCACCGTTGTATGGATCTTGAGAAGCGCTCTCATCGGATCGGAGAAAGAGTCTGGGGAAGTCCACAAATCAATAAAGACTCGCGAAAGGAACATCACCGATGATCCTTTAACTCGTTCTTGTGCTTTCAACTGCAAGCCGACAACTCCGGCAACCCGTGTCACATCAGCCAATCCTTTCTGTGGATGACACACCCGTCCTGTCATCAGCGAATCATCACCGTAGAACACTCCACAATGTTTAAACGCAAAATCTGCGTCTTCATCATGTTCACGCAACGTAGCATAAGCTACGAACGCATTAATAAGAGTGTTCCCATCGGTTGTCAAAGGTGATCCACTGAGTCTTGAACATTGTGGCTGATACTTATTTCCCAATTTGGTGTAAGCACGGGGGTTGAGTTCATCGCTCAATAGCTGGGACAACTCAGTCACGAAACCGTCCTCCGCCCATCTCAGATAGCAAGCAAACTCCACGTTTTCGCGCAACCATCGAGTGATTGTGCCATCAAAACGCGAAAAGTCTCCTTCTACCAGAACAACATTCTCTGCTGCCAACTCCTGCAAACGTTCAGTAACCTCAATCGGTGTTAAACCAGGCATATACCAATTGCATTTCTTCAAGCAATCCTCCTTGAAAGCTAGGGTAAATCCAGACAAAGACAGTGTGTGCATCGTTGGTACAGACGAAATGTTTCTAGGATCATTTGGTGTACTATAAGCTTCACGTTTCTGAAAAGCAGAAACC